TGATCAACCCATCTACCGTGTTATAGATGAGAGCAAGATACCTGTCTCAAAGCACCGTGGGCCTTTGTGGCGTAGTAGATACGACCAAGGCAAGAGTGCGATGAGTAAGAACGTCGAAGCATGGAATGAGGCATATAGGTACTATAGACACGATCACACACGTCACAACAGCAACCCACATGGTGAAGATAACACCACAGGTGGGAAGTCATTAACAGGCACGTTCGACAGCACAGAGAACATCGTCTTCGCTAACGTCAGCGCACTTGTGCCACTGCTGTTCACAAAGAACCCTGACGCTGAGTTCACATGTGAGGATAAAGAAGACGAACAACGTGCACGTGTGATAGAGCGATTAGTCAACACGCTAGCTGCTAAGAAGACATCTCCAGGGTTGAACCTAAAGCGCAAGGTCAAACGCAACATCGTTAGCACCAGCCTCACCAACATCGGTTGGTTTGAGTGTGGCTACACACTACGCGAACAGTCTAGTGAGGCTGCACTAGAAGAGGTACAGAAACTCAGCCTAGAGCTAGAGAAGGCTACATCACAGAAAGATATCAAAGACATCGAAGGCAAGCTGCTAGCGTTGGAGCAGACTATCGACATGCTCACGCCTAGTGGTCCTTGGTGCAAGGTACGCAGACCAGATCAGATCATAGTCGATCCTACAGCTACCGATCTAGACCTCAGTGGTGCTTGCAATTGGGTGATGATTGAAGACCTCATGTACACTTCACTTCTTCGCGCTCGCTATGGGAGAAAGAAGCCTGATAGCGATGAATGGGAAAGTGTATTCTCACCTACGAATGTTATTAAAGCTGGAATATCACCAGATCAAGGTGAGCGTGGTCAGACGGACAACTTCCAACTGTTTAGTTACAGTACAAGCGAGTACGCCAAGTACGGATACGCAGATCAGCAGTCATTCCTAGCTGCACAGATGACGAAGGTGGTCTATGTGTGGGACAAGGTTACTCGTCGCGTTGAGTTATACAATTGTAACGACTGGTGTTATCCCCTTTGGGTGTGGGATGATCCTTATGCACTCGATCAGTTCTTCAGTGTTGTACCAATGGAGTTTCACACTGACCCTATTACAATGTATGCGAAGGGTGAAGTCACATACTACTTAGATCAACAGGATGACATCAACATCATCAACAACGAGTGGGCCAAAGTTCGCAAATTCGCAGCAGGCAAGGTGGTGTTTGATAAGAACAGCGTCAAAGATGGCTCTATGTTGGAGAGCCTCATAGCAGGCACGCTAGACACTAACACACTCGGCGTTGACCTACCTGACGGTAAGAAGATTGGTGACATCTTAGGCCCTCTGCTTCCACCTAGTGCTGAAGCGATTAAGTTCTTCGACAAAAAGCCCGTTCTTGAAGCTATAGATCGCTTATCAGGTGTAGCATCAGTGCAACGTGGTGTAGAATACAAGACAAACACCACAAACAAGGCGATTGAGAGCTACGAAAGTCAAATTCAGACACGCGCTGATGAGAAGATGGATGCGATCGAAGATAGTGTAGGCACTGTGCTGTGGCTAACTGCACAAATGTGTATGCAGTTCATGAAACAGGATGAAGTAGCTACACTACTAGGCGACAAGATGGCTGCAGACTGGGAGCAGATGGATGCTCAAGCAATCAGACAGACGTTTACTCCCCGCGTTGTCGGTGGAAGTACACTCAAACCGACTTCACGTGCAAAGAAGGAGCAAGCTTTACAAATTAGTCAGATCATTGGGCAGTTTACACGTGCAACACCGATTGCCGCTGTTGTTGCCCTCAAGGTTCTCTCCCAGGCATTCGATAATGTCGTAGTCAGTCAAGATGATTGGGAGCTTATCTACAAAGGCATCATGAAGGAGACATCAGCACCATCTCCTGGCGAAGTGCAGCAAGAAGGTCAACAAGGACAAGAGGCACAACAGGGTCAGGATAGGATGAAGGAGTTGATGCTAGCGAAGATGCAAGCACAACGTGGTGGAGGTGGTGCTAGTCCTCAAGGTGGTGGACAATCAGGCGGTGGCAGTGGTCCGCAGATTGACGACATAGCCCAAATCGTGCAACAGGTTGCTGGTTTGATAGATGGCTTACCACCTGAAATGAAGCAGCAACTTGGTGTGCAACTAGCACGTGGTAAGAGTGTAGCTGATATAGCTACGCAGATGATACAACAGATGCAGCAAGGGGCCGCTGCGTAGGAGGCTACAATGCCAGAAGAGAAAGACTTGATGAGTGCCGTAGGCGATAGCTTCGGTATCAAGGACGCACCGCAAGAAGGTGGTGATGAGGGTGGAGATCAGCAGCAAGATCAACCTATATCACACCCTGAAGGTGTTGAAGAAGGTCAAGCTGAAGGTGGCGATGGTAGTCAGCAAGCTGAAAGTGGCAGTGATAGACACAAGCCAGCTAAAGATGATCAACTGTTTCCTGACAAACCACGCAAAGGCCCACGTGGCGAGTTGCTAGGTAAGAACGGCGAAGTTGTAGCATCTACACGGCGTGAGAAGCAGCTAGCTTACAACCTCAACCGTGCACAGTACGCAGCTAATCAAGCCTCACGTCAGATGAGGCAGATGCAGCAACACATGCAACAGTTCGCTGCACTAGATCAGGCGATGAAGCAAAACAACCTGTCGCCACAGATGGCACAGGAGGCACTCGCACTACGAGCGATGGCTGAGAAAGACCCAGTGATGGCAGTGCGCGATATTGTTGCGCGTGTGCTTGCTACTGGTGTGACTATGGAACAGCTATTTGGCACGGATGCTGTACCACAGATCAACGCACGTGTTATTACCAATGAGCTAGATCGTAGATTAGGTCCATTAGAGAAACAGACACAAGCACGTCAGCGTCAAGCTGAAATAGAAGAACGTGCTCAAGTGCAGATGGAGCAATTTGTTCAGCAACACCCTCATTCTGAAACGCATGGGGTAGAGATCAGCAATCTAGTACAACAGCACGGTCTTACACCAGAGCGTGCGTACTTTGAGCTACGTAGTTGGGTCGAGCGTAGAGGCTTTGACTTCACATCACCACTGAAGCCACAGATTGAGGCAGCTATGAAGCGCCAACAAGGTGGCAACGGTGCACGTGGTAGGTCAACACCAGGCAGTATGCGCGGTGTACAGCCAAACGGCGGCATGACTACATCTAACAACGCTAACTCGCGTGGAGACTTCCGCGCTAATGCTCCTTGGAAAGACATAGCAGCGGCAGTGTTCACAGAACTCAACTCTAAATAAGGTACACAGAACATGCCTGTACTTCAGAACGTATTGGCGACGACGATTGAGCGTTCTAGGAAGAAGCTCATCATCGCCGCTATGCAGAGTAATGCACTCATGGCTTGGTGCTTCGCACGTGAACGCATTGAGAATGAGAGCAGCGGTTACAACATCACGAACCCGCTGATGACTGGACGCAATCCCACTGTTGGTAGCTACTCATACTATGACAGCTTGCCAGTGGTGCAGACGCAAGAGTTCATCAAGTTGGAATATCGCTGGAGCCGTATTGCTGGTACTGTCATCATCAGCAATCAAGAAGAGGACGAAAACAAAGGTGAACAAGCTGCAGTTAAGCTGCTGCAGGGCAAGCTTGAAGCTCTTGAACTCTCTATCAAGGAGAAGTTCAGCGCATACCTGTACGGACTTGGTGGTGGCAACGACCCTAATGGTCTTGCACTGCTTGTACCTGATGATCCTACTGTTGGTTCTCTTGCCGGTGTGGATCGTGCTACAGAAGTACAATGGCGCTCTTCGTCATATGACTTTGCAGGTACTCTCAACGCTACGAACATCGAAGAAGCATATGACGACGTACTTCTTGATCTCAAACAAGGTACTGAGCGTCCCAAAGTCATCATCACAGGTCGTAACCAGTATCGCTTGTATAGGGCTGCTGTTCGCAGCAAGCTTACCATCCCGCTCAATAACACAGGCGCAGGCAAGCGCATGATGGACTTGGGCTTTGATGGTATCTCGCACAACGGTGTGCCTATCATCTACGATGAAAGCTGCCCAGTTGATCGTAGCTACTTCCTCAATGACACATATCTCCGTATGCACATCCTCGGTGACAACAACATGAAGAATGTTGACCTCACTGCACCGTGGACTATTGACGGCTACGGTCAGCGTGTCATCACGCAGTGTCAGTTTGCAACGTGGAAGCAATACCGCACCCACGCAGTTGTGAACGACTAACACACGTATACAAGGTATAACCAATGGCTAGTGAACCTACTCCAGTAGTCAGCTTCGAGAACAAGCCAAGCTCCGTGCAACAAGCATTCAGCATGGATCAGAAGCAGAAGGCTGTGCCAGCATACACTGTCGAACCGATGAAGCGTAAGACTGTAGTCAATCGCACTGTGAAAGACGAAATCGGTTTCCGTGTTGTGCCTACTGATGTTGAGATTGACGGCTATATGGTTCGCACTCTACGTGGTGACAGTGTGTTTGTCACACGTGAAGACCTTGTGAGGATGAAGCTCGACAAGAACCTCGTACCGCTGTTCATGGAAGGCGGCGATGATACGCCAGTTGGGATGCAGCAGGCTAACGCTGCATTAGACAAGCGACAGAAACAAGCACTTGATGCTATGACGCGGCTGATCGAGAGTGATCCTAACATCATCGACAAGCTGCTTGGTAGCGTCGATCTAACAGACAAACAAGAGGACTAAATCATGGCTGTACAAGTTGCTGTACCGTCCACTCGACGTGTCAGTCACCGTGTAGATCAGTGTTGCTACGCGGCTGATGTAGGCGTTGATGGTCTTACTACTGTTGACATCCCTGCACCAGTTGCAGCGGGTGGTACTGCGCTCGCTAACGCTGTAGTTCTTGCTGCTGCAGGCAATGTTGTGCCTACAGCTATACAGACTGACGCGCTGATGGGTCGCTATGGTCGTAATGTCACCGTCGTAGGTCTTGCTGGTGCTACTGGCAACGCTACGTTGGTAGGTTACGACTATCTCGGTCAAGCAATGAGAGAGACATTCGCACTTGCGGGTGCCACTCCTGTTGTTGGTAAGAAGATGTTCAAGGACATTGCATATCTCGCAGCGCCTATAGCATCTACTTATAGCATCGGTGTTGGTCTTATCCTCGGTGTGCCTTATAAAGTAGTGCACACATCATTGCTCGGTGAGCAAGCGAATGAGGTGACAGCAGCAGCGGGTGCACTCCTTGCTGGTGTAGTTGCGCAGACACTCACTAGCGGTGATCCACGTGGTGCTTACACTCCTGCAGCGGCACCTAATGGTACTACTGCGTATCGCTTCTCATGCTATGTAGATCGTAGCAATCTGCACGGCAGCGCACACGTGACTGCATAAAGGAGGATACAATGGCTAAAGAACCTGCTTATCAACCGCCACATACGTCTGCGCACGATCAAACACCGAAGCCTAAGAAGCTGCGAACTACGTTTGGAGATAAGAAGATTGTAGCTACTAGATCATCGCGTAATGGTGATGATGGTTATGAGTTGAGCACACCTTATGACCAAGTGACTATGATCTTTGAAGATGGCTCTGAAAAGGTTGTCAAGAGTGATGACCTCTATGAGCCGCAGTAGTCTAGCAGCTCCCTCCCGGTAGCTAGACAACGGGGTAGCTCACATACACCACAGTATGTGGGCTACTTCACTATAACAGGAGCGTGTGATGATCACATTCGGGCAGATTGTCACCAAGGTGCTACAGCGGCTAGCACTAGTTGAAGGACTAGATGCACAGATATACGCTGAGCCACGTATACAGTTAGCAGTTCAACACAAGTTCGATCTCATATTTAGAGAATATTGGCTGCCTGATTATACAGTGTATCAAGAGCCATACACACTAGATGGTGTCACTGGTACTATCATTGGTGATCTAACAGGCAAGCTCAACGATTGGCGT